TCAGACATGTAGCGCTTCGCTCTCGATGTATGGCCTCAATTCATTCCGAAGGGCTTTATCTGTCACTAAATCGACTGGAGACCCAAGCAGATCTTCTAAATAAAATTGAAGACCAAAATAGCGTGCGGAGGTTGCTGGGCCATCGAAACTGACAAGAATATCAATATCGCTTGTGTCTTTAGCGCTCCCACGAGCCATAGAGCCAAAAAGAGCAAGCTTCTTCACATCGAACTGCGAAGCCAATATTGGCTTGTGCTCATGTAATAGGCGCAATGTCTCCTCTCTGTTCATTTTGACCCCCTTCTTGCCCACGGGCACAAATTACATGTGCATCATCTATTTTTTGAGACAGTCAAGCTGCTATAGCTTATCTTATGTCAGCAAATTCAGTATGTCTTAGCTGAAGTGTGCGAAAAAGCACAATCGTAACTACTCTATAGCAACGCTCACTACTCAAAGGAAGAGAATATGTCTACTACCACTATCGTCGTTATCGTGGTTGTTATCGTTGCCGTGCTGGGTATTGGCTTCGGCGGAGTGCTGCCTTTTTAAACAGCTTTCTTTATTTTTCCCAAGACAACTCCAGACAGTCAAAAACGAAAAAGGCCGTCAAACTAAGTGCTTGACGGCCTTTAAAATTCTGTGGCGGAGGGGGAGGGATTCGAAACCACACCCACAGGCCTTTAGTTACTTAACCTACTGATTTATAAAGCACACACATGGTCATTCTCAGATATTTCATTCCCAGCATGTTCCCTAGCTTTTTTACAGAATCACCCATGACGCGTGCGTGTGCGCATCGTATGCGAGGGATACTTCAGAATGTTTGGGGGTCTCGGAAAAAGGTAATAAAGGTAACCAATCTCGAAAATATACACTAACCTGCTGAAATACATGTAATTAAAACAGTCGTTCAAAAGGTAATAAAAAGGTGATCAATAGGTAACCACATTACCTTTTAAATAGGTAAATTCTTGTTTTTATAAAACCTAATATTTTCAGCAACTTACTCAAAGATTACCTTTTAGATCACCTTTTATTACCTTTTAGAGGTAACCTTAAAAACAAATAAAAACAAAAACTTATAGGCGATAAACAGCCAAATCACCCAGATTACCTTTTTCCGAGAACCCCATGCTTTCTGAGAGGTTACCCCCGTGGCCTCCTTGTCTGGGGTGACTCCATTAAATTCGCAAGATTCCGCATGAGAAAGCGCGCGTGTAACAAGGCCATAAAGCTCAGTACCGGCGCGGCTTGGTAGCTAGTGCATGGGTGCATAAAAACACACAGGTTTAGCGCGCAGGCGGGGCGGGGAGTCGACGGCGCGGCTGGGGGAGGCAAGACTGTTTTGTATGGTCTAGTGTTGATTGTTGAAAATGAATCAACAGGAGGAGTAAGTGGACAATTACCACATCTCGAAAGAGGGTCATGAATGGAAGTTTCAGAGAGCAGATGCCAGTTTGGCTACTGGGCGCGCTGATACTCAAGAGAAGATCATCTTATTTATGCAAGAGTACATGGTAGGTAAAGACGGTGTCGTTGAGATCTACCAAGAGGATGGCAGCATCCTAGAAGAGCGAATCTATAGTGATAGCTGCCGCCATCCTCAGGCTACTAGATAAAATATAGCCGCCCTGAACTGGGCGGCTTACTTTTGAGGGTGGCTCTCGGCTCAGCTATTAGTGATTATTAGCTCGCCACGTGGGCCAGTTGCCTGCTGCCCTACCGTGTACCGAATTTCAGTGGTACGAAGCGTCAAGCCCTGGAACGCATTACGCATCTCGGGCGTATCGTTTACGCTGATCACGAACTGCCCCTGCCCTGTTCTAGCTAGCTCGCCCATGCGGTAATACTCCTCGAGCGGGAAGTCACAGCCGTAGCCGGCTGTTCCCCAGTACGGCGGGTCAAGATAGAACAGCGTGCCTTCCCGATCGTAGCGTTTGATGCACTCAGCCCAATCCAAATGCTCAACCACTGTACGAGCCAGGCGCAGGTGCGCGGCGCTGAGATCTTCTTCAATGCGCAGCAGGTTCATTCGTGGTGGTGAAACGGCAGAGGTGCCAAACGTCTGGCCGCTGACCTTGCCGCCAAAAGCCAGCTTTTGCAGGTAGAAGAACCGCGCCGCCCGTTGGATATCGGTTAGGTGGCGTGGGTCGATCTCTCTTTGAGTGAGGTACTCTTCGCGGCTGATCAATCCCCAGCGGAACTGCTTCACCAGCTCATCAGGGTGGTGCTTCACCACGCGGTAGAGGTTTACCAGCTCCCCATGGGCGTCGTTGATCACTTCCACTTTGCTGGGTGCTTTCATAAAGAAGAGCGCAGCACCGCCGCAGAAAGGTTCCACGTAGGCAGTGTGCGGTTTGAAGAGCGGTAGGATCTGTTTGGCCAAGCGTCGCTTGCCGCCCATCCAGGGCAATATCGGTCGATTCATCATCCATGACACCTGTTCATATATACAGTATTGATATACAGTAGTTGGTATCGCTTGCGGGGCCGGGACGCTCCCACTGTTTTCAGGGATGAAACGAGCGATGTGCGCCTGGTCATGCCAGGCGCTTTTTTATTGTGGGTCTAGCGAATACTCCCGAAACCGAATCACCTCCTCCCCCAGCACATCGTTGATCTCGCTGAACACCGCCTGCACTGGTTCCAACTCATTGGTGACAAACACCTTGGCGGCCTTCTCCACGTCGCCGAAACCGCCGGTGTTGTTGGGGATAATGCCCATCAGCTGCGGCGGAATGCGGTGGCCGGCGAGCTGGTCGTCGCGGGTGATGTTTTTGATCGCGGCGAAGTCATCCTTGGCGGCCACCTCGCTGATCGGGATGATTTGGATGCCGTCTTTCTTGCCGTTGGGGCTGTAGAGGAACAGGTTGCGGAAGTTGCCCACGCCCTTCGACTCCTTCAGCGCGGTGCGCATGGCGTCGATATCTTCCTGGTTGTGGGCGGCATCGGAGACATACATCACAAAGCCCGCGTGGGAGCCATTGAGGTAGTACTTGCGCCTGAACAGCGTGGCGTTTTCGTTCAGGTAGATCGACTGCAGCGCGCCCAGGTAATCCGGCACGCCATACACTTCCTGGTTAATGTCTGGTTCCAGCAGGTGGATGATGCTGCCCTCATCGAACTCGCTGCGATCCGACCAGTTCGGCACCCAGAAGTAGCGGCTAAGATCCGCCCCGCGGCGAACGTATTTCGCCCGCGCTGGCTTCAGTGCCAACAGCCTGCCCAGGCGCCCGAAGATCCGCTCCAGGTAGCAGTTGCCGAACACCAGGTAATCGGTGGCCAGCGCACTAAACGCCTGGCGGCTGAGCAACGGGTGGGGAATGAACGAACGCACCAGGATATTGCGCTTCACCTGAATGGCCGAGCCATGGTGCGCCGTGGCGCGATAGGTCTGGGCCAGCGCCGGAAAATCCACCGGTGGCTCGTACCACTCATTGCCCAGCATCCAGCAGCCGGTGTAGAAAAAATCATAGCCATCGATCACCGGCGTCGGCTCGCCAAAGCTGAACGCCTCCGCTTTGGCAGGCGCGGCTGACTCGCCCGCTTTATTCTCAACGTAAGCGGGCACGCGTACCCGCGGCTTTTCTGCCGCTTCGCTCATCCGTACATCTCCATTAGGGAACGGCCCGTGCCGTGATCGACCGGGCCATCGAGTGGCTCATTGTGTAAGGCATGCATGGTGGCCCACGCCAGGTCAGCGTGGCCGGTCTGGTTATTGCGCCCGGCGGTGTAGGTCATCTGGCGTCCGGAGGCAGTCATCTCCCGGCGGATCGCCATAAACGACTGGGCGAGATCCACCCAGCCTGCATCAAATTCAAGACGCCCCTTATTGATGATCTGCTGCGCCTGCATCACCAGGCGCGACTTCATTTCCGGGGTATAGCGGTAACGGGTCACGGTGGGGAAGAATTTCGCCACCAGTTGGGCCACGGCTTCCCCTAGGCCCGACGTATCGACACCGATAAAGGTCACGTTATAGCGGTGGGTCACGCTACGGATAAACTCTGATTGGGCCTCATAATCGCGGCCTTTGAGGCGATGGCGTTCCAGGATGCGGTGCTTACTGTCGGAGGTTTTTGGCGGTGCGACCACGACAAGGCCAGCCCCATCGCCATCTTCACCATCTCCGGCCGGGTCGTAGCCGATCCACACCGGATGCTCGCCATAGGGTCGCGGCGCGAAGGGTTTCAGATCCCGCCAAGCATCCCAGCTATCCACCATGCAGCGCTGCATCATCGCCAGCGGGAAGGCACTTTGCGTGTCGTCCACGAACTCGCACATCAGCAGGTTCGCAAACTCATCGTCGCTGTACTCCAGGCGCAGCTGGTCGATGTCGAACAGGTCACAGCCCCCAGCGATCGCATCCTCAATGGTCACGATCTGCCGCCATTGGCCATCCGGCCCACGCGCCCCGTTCTTCAAGGCCGCGTGGCTCACATCGATCTTCACTCGGTCGGATTTCTTCTGGCGTTTGTTGAACCGGTCACCCGTCCAGAACGGGTATGCCTCATGGGCAACGGACGATGGCGTGCTGAAGTAGGTCTGTTTCCACTTCTTATGCATCGCCATGCCCGACGTCACCTTGCGGAACGTCTCGAAGCCGTGAATCCAGAAGTATTCGTCTAGGTAGGTATCGCCGTGGTAACCCTGGGCGGTTTTGGCGTTGGTACCGAGAAAGTGAAGCTCCGCGCCATTGGCGAGAATGATGGGGTCGCCCTTGAGCTCCACCCCGGTCACCTCCTTCACAAACTGCACGATGTAATGGCGGAAAATATGCGCCTGAGCCTTACTCGCGCTCATGAAGATCTTGTTCTTGCCGGTCTCCATGGCATCGGCGACGGCTTCCCGGGCGAAGTACCAGGTGGCACCGATCTGCCTCGACTTGAGCAGGTTACGAATCCGCTCATGCTGCCCAGCCCGGTACCAGCCGCGCTGGTAATCGAACAGCGAGGCCTCGAACGCCTCGACAATCTGAATGACACCCTCATCACCCACATCGTTACGGGCCGGTTTCTTCTTCGGCCCCGCGTTGCGGCGTTCGATGTTGGGGTTAAGGTCGCTCTCCTTCCCGCTGCCCTGGTACTTATGCACCCGGGCTAACCGCTCGATCTGGCGGCCCAGCAGGTCGATCTCCTTAAAATCCTTGCCTTCTTTCTGTTCCTTCCAAATCAGCTGCACCAGGCGCGCTTCCAGCGCCCCCTCTACCCGCTGGGTCGGCGTCGCGTCGTCCCAAGCATCGCGCTTTTTCCACGAATCAATGGTCGCCCGGGGGATATCCAGGAACTCGGCAATGCGCGCAATCCGCCACCCCATCCAAAAAAGATGGCGGGCAGAGAGGCGGTAGTGGTCGTCGTCGATGTTGGCTTGAGGCGTCATGCCGCCAGCGTACCCGCGCAGGCGCAGCCACGATTGCCCCGCCCGGTGTAAGTAACGCTACTTACACCCAGCCCTCATTGAGCCAAGCCGCGTGTGCGGGGAACCTGACCGCAGCCAAACGCCCAACCCACACACCGAGGCCCGACCATGCCCTGGCACCGCATTGCAAAAGAAGGCGCAACCACCGATGGCCGCACCATCAGCGCCGAATGGCTCACTCAAATGGCCGCCAACTTCGACCCCGACAACTACGGTTGCCGGGTCAATATGGAACACATCAAAGGCCTGCTGCCGGAAGGCCCCTTCAAAGCCTACGGCGATGTCACCGCGCTCAAAACCGAAGAAGGCGACGATGGCAAGCTCGGCCTGTTTGCTGAGATCGACCCGACCGATGAGCTCAAGGCTATGGTCGAAAAACGCCAGAAGATCTACACCTCCATGGAGATCGACCTCGACTTTGCCGATTCCGGTGAGGCGTATCTGGTCGGCCTGGCCGTGACAGACTCACCCGCTTCGCTGGGGACTTCCATGCTCAAGTTCAGCGCGTCGGAAGGTAAGAACTCCCCGCTGGCTGCCCGCAAGCAGCGCCCCGAGAACCTCTTCTCTGAAGCTATCGAAACCGAGCTCTCATTCAGCGAGGAAGAGGAACAGGAAGAGAAAGGCCCGTCACTGGCCGAGCGCGTCAAAGCGCTGTTCAAAAAGCAGGACGCCAAAACAGAAGCTGGCTTCGCTGCCTTCCGCGCCGATCTGGAAGAGACCCTCGGCCTGTTCGTGGAAAAACACCAGGCACTCAGCGAAGCGCTTAAAAAGCGCCCCACCCAAGCCGCCTTTGCTGAGCTCAAAAGCGCCCACGAAACGCTGAAAAAAGAGTTCGACGCGCTCTATTCCCAGCTCGACAACACCCCCAACCGCCCGTCGCGCAAGCCTGCCACCGGCAACGACGGCACCATCGAAACCGACTGCTAAGAGACGCCCACGCCCATGCGCAACGATACCCGCACGCACTTCAACAGTTTCGCCGCCCAAGTGGCGAAGCTTAACGGCGTCCCGGACGCCACCCAGAAATTCGCCGTCGACCCCACCATCCAGCAGCGCCTGGAGAAGCGAATCCAGGAGTCCAGCGACTTCCTCTCGCGTATCAACATGGTCGGCGTCGATGAACTGAAAGGCGAAAAGCTCGCCCTGGGTGTTACCGGCCCCATCGCCGCCCGCACCAACGTCAATAACCAGGATCGTAAAACACGCGACCTCACCACGCTGGATGCCCAGGGCTACGAGTGCCGAATGACCGAATTCGACACCCACCTGGGCTACGCCAAGCTGGATGCATGGGCCAAGTTCCCCAACTTCCAGGCCATGGTGCGCGATGTGATCGTTCGCCAACAGGCGCTGGATCGAATGATGATCGGCTTCAACGGCACCTCCGCCGCTGCCCAAACCGATCCGGTGGCCAATCCCTACCTGGAAGACGTCAACATCGGCTGGCTGCAGCACTACCGCACCCGGGCGCCTCAGCGAGTGATGAAAGACGGCAAAACCAACGGCAAGATCCTAATCGACCACACGTCAACAAAAGACGCCGAAGGCAATAAAACCGGGATCGTCGGCGACTACGCCACGCTAGACGCGCTTGTCCAAGACGTGATCAACAGCCTGCTTGACCCCTGGTTCCGCCGCTTGCCGAGTCTAGTGGTCATCCTCGGCCGCAATTTAATGGCTGATAAGTATTTCCCACTGCTCAATCAGCTACCACCTTCAGAGCAGCTGGCCGCCGACCTGGTCATCAGCCAGAAACGCATCGGCGGGCTGCAAGGCATGGATGTGCCCTTCTTCCCTGATAACGCGCTGATGGTCACCACCCTGGATAACCTCTCGGTCTACTGGCAGAACGGCGCCCGCCGCCGCTACGTCACCGAGAACCCACGGCGCAACCGCGTGGAGAACTTCGAATCCTCCAACGACGCCTATGTGGTGGAGGACTTCGGCGCGGGCTGCTTGGTGGAAAACATTGAGCTGTCTCCGGCAGCGCTGAACGGTTAAGGAGACACGATGACCAGCCCAGCCCGCCGCCACTTTGAACGCGTCAGCGCTGCCCAGGCAGCCGCTGACGCGGGGGAAACCCCCATGCAAGGCGAAGCCTTCGAGCTCATGCAAGCCGCTCTGTTTGAAGACTATCGCCTGCTCAAATCCACCCAATCCATGGAGCGCAAAGCCGAGATCAAACGCGAGATCCTGCCCAAGTACGCCGATTACATCACCGGCGTTTTGGAAGCCGGGCAAGGCGCCCAGGACGACGTACTGATGCGCGTCATGCTCTGGCGAATCGATGCTGGCGACCTCGCCGGTGCCATTGCGATCGCCAAGTACGCCATCAAACACGGCCTCACCCCTCCGGATCAATTCGAGCGCGGCACCGCCGCCATCATCGCCGAAGAGGTCGCCGACCAAGCGCTTAAACAGCTGGATGCAGAGGACGTTGATAGCGGCGCCCTACTTATTCACTTGATCGACGTGGAGCTGCTCACCCGTGATGCGGATATGCACGACCAGATCCGCGCCAAGCTGCACAAAGCCCTGGGGTACGCCTGCCGAGCCACCGGCCAGTTAGAAGATGCCCAGGTCAATCTGGAGCGCGCTTTATCACTCAACGACCGCATAGGCGTGAAGAAAGATCTTGAGCGCCTGGAACGCGAGCTGAAACAAAACGCTGCGCAGCCCAAGGCTGACAGCTAACCGAGTCGACCGCCGACGTCAGGGGGCGCGACGTAAGAGCAAAGCGGCAACGCTCGTGTTCGAACGCCGCCCACCCCCTTTTTAATAAGCGGCCACTAGAAAGAGGTAACCCGATGAGCAGCTTTATCTCGGCAGGCACCAACAGCAGCGAAACGGAAGCCACCACCATTGAAAACCATCTCGAAAATAATGGCTTCTGGCCGGCGATCCAGCCCAGCGACTTCCGGGAAACCCACCGGCTGGATACCACCATTACCAACGCCCGCATCGAAACCGCACTGAAGGCCGCCATGGCCACGGTGAACCGAGTACTGCGCAACTGGCAGCAGGCCAAGGTCGAGGCGGGCTACCCCACCATGGCCTCGCTGCCCATTCCCGTGTGGCAGTCGCCGGAAGTGTTCAACGTGCTCTACCTCCGCGCTGTGTATTCCACCGCTCACGCCAGCCTGCTGGAGCACTACGCCGATTATGACGCCACCAACAGCGCCCGGGAGCGCGGCGAACGCTTGCAAGATCCCGCCGATGGCTACCGCCGCGACGCTGCCTGGGCGATCAGCGAGATCGAAGGCCGCCCCCACAGCACGGTCGAGCTGATATGACCCTGGTACATGCAGAACAGCACGACACCCTGGATGCCATTTGCTACCGCTTCTACGGCACCACCCGTGGCGTCACCGAGCAGGTGCTGGCCGCCAACCCAGGGCTGGCCGAACTGGGGCCGCTATTGCCCCACGGTACGCCGGTCACGCTGCCCGCCATTCCCCAGGCCACCCAACGCGCCCCCACGGTGAACCTGTGGGATTAACGTTTTAAACCGCCGAGGCCCGCATGAGCCAACACTTTGAAATCACCACCGAAAGCGCCAAGGCCGCGCCCCCGGCCGTCGTCTCGCTGCTGCATGTCGGCGGCATGACACCCGCCGACTGGGTCACGGTGCTAACGCTGCTGTATCTCGCGCTGCAGATCGGGCTACTGGTTCCCCGCTACCTCACCCGCCTGCGCCAATACTGGGAGAAACGCCGTGGGTCTTAAAACCAAACTCGGCGTCAGTCTGGCCGCCGGTGCCATCAGTATCGCCACCGCAGTGGTCTCGTTTTATGAAGGGTACGAGCCCACCGCCTACCGCGACCCGGTGGGCATTCCTACTATCTGCTACGGCCACACCGCCACAGTGCGCATGGGGCAAACCCTTAGCCAAGCCAAATGCACCGCCCTGCTGAAGCAGGATCTGGGGGACGCCTTCGCGGTAGTGGATCGTCGCGCGCAGGTCGCACTGCCAGCACCCACCCGCGCCGCGCTCGCTTCTTTTGTTTACAACGTCGGTGCTGGCAACTTCGCCCGCTCTACGCTTCTGCGCAAGCTAAACGCCGGTGACCTTCGCGGCGCCTGCCACGAGCTCAGCCGCTGGGTCTATGCCGGTGGCAGGCGGCTAAACGGCTTGGTCAAACGCCGCGCTACCGAACGTGAACTGTGTCTGGAGGGGTTAGCACCATGAACCGCCTACTCGCCGCCGTGGTGATTCTTGCGCTGGTCATTGCCGTTACCTGGGCGCTCTGGCAGCGCACCAACGCCGCCGAAGCCCGCGCCGATCTCGCCGAACAACAGCTGGCCGAATCCCTGCAGCGCGAAGCGCAAAAAGAGGTGGTCATAAACGCCCTATGGGACAACGCCCGACGCCAGGCCAATCAGCGCCGCGCCCTGGCCCAGCAGCAAGCTTCACTGGCCCGCACCGCTTCCAACCGTCTTACCACCATTGAGGAGCTACACCGTGAAAATGAAACGCTTCGCGCTTGGGCTACCGCTCCCTTGCCTGATGCTGTTAGCCGGATGCGCCGCCGCCCCGCCGTCACCGGCGCCGATGCTTATCACCAATCAGTGCGCGACGCCGAGCCCCTGCACGCTCCCCGCTAGCAACCCGCTCACCAATGGCGAGCTAGACCTGCAGCTAGAACGCACCGAAGCCGCCTGGGCACAATGCGCCGCCGAGGTCGATGCCATTATTGCCTGCCACGAGAATGCTGATGAAAAAACTCCACCTGCTACGCGCCCACCTAATTAACGCGGTACCGGCGCTCGCCAACGACCCCGATCGGCTGCTCACCTTCGTGGAAGAAGGCAGCATCGAATTTCGTCGGGGCCCCAACCTCACCCACGAATACCAGTTCACCGCCCAACTGGTACTCACCGACTTCAGTGCGGATCTCGACACCATCATCGTGCCGCTGCTGAAATGGCTGGCCGAATACCAGCCGGATGTTGATCCAACGGAAGCCATCAGTTTCGAAGCCGAGATCCTCAGCCACAACGCCGTGGATGTCGCCCTGCGGGTGAAGCTGACCGAACGGGTGCTGGCCAAGATGGATTGCGACAAAGGTGAGATCAAGGTCGACCACGCCCTGCCCCGCTTCGATGTTACCGGCTGCCCCGACACTCGCTGGCAACTGTTGATTCGTGATAGCGAGATCGATGCCGACTACACCCTGGTAGCCGAGTGGGAAGGCACGCATGGCGGATAATATGGAAGCGTTAGAGGAGTGGGTCGGCCCGCTGCTGGCCAAGCTGGATGTTAAGCAGCGCCGAGCGTTGGCCCGCAACGTAGCGCGGGATCTTCGCCGCCGGCAGCGGGAGCGCATCCGCGCCCAAACCAACCCGGACGGCACGCCCTTCGCCCCGCGCAAGGAACAACGCCTGCGCGCCCAGCAAGGCAGCATCAAACGCCGCGCCATGTTCAGTAAGCTCTCCACCGCCAAGTGGCTCAAGGCCACCGCTCAAGGGGATACCGCCGTGGTGGGCTTCTTTGGCAGCGTCGCCCGCATCGCCACCACCCACCAACGCGGCCTAAAAGATCGCGTCAGCCGCGACGGCCCCCGCGTCGAGTACGCCCAGCGGGAGTTGCTGGGTTTCACCGTCTTGGATCGCGAACACATCATGGATTCTGTGTTAGAGCACTTGGGAGAGGAGTAGGGGTCGGCAAAATCTGCCGCCCCTTTGGACTTTATTGGTCAGGCTTAGACTCTGATTCCGAATCTATCAGCTCCGAGAGCGAACGGCTGTCAACAAATGCCCTAACGGCTTCTTCAACAGCCAGAACTCGCTCTTTCCAATCGGCTGCTTCTTCCGGAGAGATATCGGGACTTAATCGATGACCCGCGATGAGGTAATCATCAAAACTTTCCTCCAGACGTGCAAGTATTTCCGCATTTAAGGAACGGTGGTGTTTGTGAGCAGCTTCTTGCAGCTTCTCTCGCATAGCATCTGGCATGCGAAGTGGATAAGGCGGCCTTTGCTTAGAATCACTCATGTTTTCAGCCCCGCTGATGTATATAGGGCATTATGTCCTACACTTCAAAAAGATTCTAAGAATCTATTTGACTCAGAATCATAAAGAATCTAATCTGATTCTGGTAGTCAACATGAGGAAAAACCTATGGCAGTCAAGCAGCGCTCATCGTATCCATTAAGGTTCACGACCGATGAACTACGTGTTGAGGTAAAGAACGAAGCAAAGTCGAACTGCCGCAGCTTAAATGCAGAGCTTTGTGTACTGCTTCAAGAAGCAATGATAAGGCGAAAGGAAATACACCATACAAACAGGCAATACCCCAGAAATGAAGAAGCCCCCGGCGCTGCAACGCCAAGGGCTTCAGGAAGCACAGCCCCAACCTCTATGAAAGGAACTGCACATGAATGATAGCACTGCGACCCGCGAAGGTCAGGTAATCCCTTTCGATTTTGAAAGCCATTCAGTTAGAGCCGTCGCCTTTAATGACGAACCGTGGTTCGTTGCTACTGACGTGTGCCGTGTACTCTCTATAGTGAACACGACACAAGCCCTGCAAGCTTTGGATACAGATGAACGATCTATGTTTAACATAGGGCGTCAGGGAATGGTCAATATTATAAATGAATCAGGATTGTTCATCTTGATTCTACGCAGCCGCGATGCCACAAAGCTCGGCACTCCGCAGCATCGTTTCCGCAAGTGGGTCACCGCCGAGGTACTCCCCGCCATCCGTAAGCACGGCCACTACCAAGATACCGAAGGCAAGATGGGCACCCTGATCGGCCAGACGATTGGCACCGATGGGTTCCACTGCTTGGCGGCCGTGGTAGAAGGTCGGTTACGCCGTTACCCAAAAGCCACCCAACAGCGCGCTCGCTCACACCTCTGGTCACAGGTACGCAAAGCCTTTGGTGTCAGCCGCGGCGAAGACATTCCCGCCAGCCAACTGGATGCCGCTCGCCAATTCATTGCCGCCTATGCCCTGGAAGGCGAATGGCTACCGGCCTCGCCATGCACCGCAGAAGATGCTCACCACACCTTGCCCGACACACAGGATAAAGCCGACCAACTCAACCTACAGTCGCTATGCGGCCACATGCTGCAGATCCGTGACCTTTACCGCCACTATCATTTATACGATGCCCTCACCCAACTTGGCTCGCCAGCCGGCAAGCGGCTCTATGGTCATGTGGTAGATGGAGCGGCGATTGCCCAACGTTACCAGCCTAAGCTGCAACAGCGTCTGCACTGACATCTCGCCTACGAAAGCGCCCTACCTTCAAAGGCAGGGCGCTGATCATGTCATCCAGGAGAAAAGTAGCCGTTAGGTGAGGTCGCTTAGCTCGACATCCAGCGCATTGGCAATGCGTGTTAGCACACTCAATGAGCCGCTCTTTTTACCTGCCTCTATTTCAGAAAGGTAACCCTGGCTAATCCCAGCATTTGCCGCCAATTCACCCCTGCGTAGGCCACGGTATTCGCGGTACACCTTCACGGGTGCCACGCCGTCCAGCAGCGCATCCACAACCGCTTCGGGAAACGACTCTTCACCGCGAGCCACCACCGCGTTGGCAGCGTCGATATCGTCCTGGTCTTCCAACCGCGCAAGCAACGCCTGGTACTCCTGCTCAGGCAGTACCACCATCCGCTCGCCGGTGGGTGTTTGAATAATCTGAGGTACGCTCATGTAGCCTCCTGTTAAGTTACTGGTGCGCTATGGGTGCTTTATTGATAAACGCCGCCACGGGCACCGATGTTAATGATGTCCAACACATCGCCGCGTTCATCAATGATCACCCGCCAGTCGCCTACCCGCAGGCGAATATAATCGCTCCCCTTCAACGCCTTCACATTATTGCGTTGGCTTTCCGGGTCTTCCGCGTAGGCTTTGATTTTGCCTTGTATGCGCTTCGACTCGGGCCGCGGCATTCGCTGCAGCACTTTTAATGCGCTTTTACGGTAAGTGATCGTCTTCATCACCATCATTATAGCTAACAGCGAACAAATATCGACTATTTTTAGCTATCAGCTAAAATATAGCAATTCCCCTCCCTCTGCCGTCATGGTGTAAATCACCCCACTTACACCCGCCGCTGCTTCGCCTTCACTTCATGCCGCCGCAGGATAGCGGCTATGAACAACGTCGTGAACATCGCGGAACTCCTCCGCCTGCTGCACAACCTGATCCGCCTCGGCACCATCGCCGAGGTGGACCACCGCGCTGCCCGCGTGCGCGTTAAAACCGGCGAGCTGTTAACCGACTGGCTGCCCTGGCTGGAAGGCCGCGCCGGCACCACGCGGGACTGGGATCCGCCCACGAAGGGCGAACAAGTGATTATCTTCTCACCCGGCGGTGACCCCGCCGCCGGTGTGGTACTGACCGGGCTTTTCTCCGATGCGCACCCCGCACCGGCAGAGTCCGCCGCGCTGTGGCGCAGGCTGTTCCCCGATGAAGGCCTCTTCGAGTACGACCACGCCAACAGCGTGCTGCGCATTCGCCTGCCCGGGGCCATCGAAATCAGCGCCCCGGGCGGCACCACCTGGCAAGGCAACATCCAGCACACCGGCGAGCTCAACCGCGAAGGTGGTTACGCCCAACAAGGCGGTGGGCTAAGCCACAACGGCAAAAACGTGGGTCACGACCACGCCCATAGCGGAGTACAAGGTGGCCCTTCAAACACCGGGGCACCCGTCTAATGTCCGGCATGAACGCACACACCGGCCGCGCCATAGATTCGCTGGCCCATATCCAGCAATCGGTGGCGGACATTCTCACCACGCCCATCGGCTCCCGTGTCATGCGTCGGGAGTACGGCTCGCTGCTGCCGGAACTGATCGACCAGCCCTTGAACGGCCCCACCGCCCTGCGCGCCTACGCCGCAACGGTGGTGGCCTTAATGAAGTGGGAACCGCGCATTCGCGTGCAGCAAATCACCCGCCAGGTTTCTACCCAACGCCCCGGCCGCTTTGATCTCATCATCTCCGCCCGCCGCGTGGATACCGGTGAAAACGTTAGCCTGGCCGTGCCGCTAAGGGGGAACCTATGAACAGCCCCATCGACCTCTCCCGGCTCCCCGCGCCCTCGGTCATCGAGCCGCTCGACTATGAAACCATCCTGGCTGAGCTCACCGCCGACCTGATCCGCCGCGACCCCGAACTAGCAGACACCCTCGCCCTCGAAAGCGAGCCGCTTACCAAGCTGCTGGAAGTCGCCGCCTACCGAGAGCTCCTGCTACGCCAACGCATCAACGAAGCCGCCAAAGCGGTCATGCTCGCCTACGCGCAAGATGAAGACCTTGAACACCTAGCAGCACTGTTCGATGTCGAACGGCTGGAAATAGACCCCGGCGACCCAGACGCTAACCCGCCGGTACCGCCAACGTTTGAAAGTAACGACGCCCTACGCCGCCGCGTGCTGCTCTCGCTGGATGGCCTCAGCACTGCCGGGCCAGAACTCGCCTACGTCTATCACGCCCTCAGTGCCAGCGGCGATGTCAAAGACGCCGATGCCTTTAGCGAAGCCCCCGGGGATGTCACCGTGGTGGTGCTCTCCCAAGCAGAAAGCGGAGAAGCCTCCGCCGAGCTGCTCGAGACCGTGAATAACGCCGTCAACGCAGAAGATACCCGCCCGCTGACCGACCACCCCACCGCCGTCAGCGCGGAGATTGTTAGCTACACCATCCAAGCGATTCTGCATATTTTTCCGGGGCCGGAAGCCACTGTGGTACGTGAAAACGCCCTGGCCAACGCCACCGCCTACACCCAAGAACAGCACCGCATTGGCGCGCAAGTCTCACTTTCCGGCGTCTACGCCGCGCTCCATCAACCCGGCGTGCAGCGCGTCGAACTGCTCAGCCCCACAGCCACCCTCACCACCACCCGCAAGCAAGCGCCCTATTGCACCGCTATCGAGTTAACCAGCGAGGTGGTGAATGACTAACCACCTGCTACCACCCAACGCCACGCCCCAAGAGCGCGCCGTCAGTGAAACGCTCAGCCGCCCCGACACCCTCAACGTGCCCATTCGCGCACTATGGCGGCCACAACAATGTCCCGCCCATTTGCTCCCTTGGCTCGCCTGGGCACTCTCTGTAGACGAATGGGATGAACAGTGGTCGGAAGCCAAAAAGCGCGCGGCAGTAGCAGAATCCATCCATATTCACCGCCACAAAGGCACCGTCGGGGCCATGAAGCGCGCCCTCAAACCCTACGGCAACGCCACGCTCAGCGAATGGTTTCACTACGGCGGCGAGCCCTACCGCTTTCGCGTCGACATCAACATCACCGACCGCCCCGTGGATAACACGCTCTACTGCGATGTAGAGCGCGCAATTCACCGCGTCAAAAATGCCCGTAGCTGGCTCGACAGCCTGGCCATTGCCCTCACCAGCGAAGCCGCCGCCCCGCGCATCGCCAGTGCTATCCACGCCACCGAGCGTTTCACCCTTTACCCCTACCAGCGTGAAACCCTCAGCCAAACCACGCCACTGCCCCGCATGGCCCACGCCCTGCACGGCGGCGTGGTCACCACGCTATACCCGGAGACTCTCGCATGAGCGACCACTACTACACCCTCATGACCAGTATCGGCCTAGCCAAACTCGCCCAGGCCGAAGTCACCGGCCAACGGGTCAACATCACCCACATGGCCGTGGGCGATGCTAACGGCACCGCCTACGAACCCAGTGAAAACCTACGCAGTTTAAAAAATGAATGCTGGCGGGCGCCCATTGCCGGGCGCTACCGCCATGAAGAGAACGACCACTGGATCGTCACCGAGCTGATCGTCCCGGTGGATGTCGGCGGCTTCACCGTCCGCGAGGTCGGCCTGTTCGACGCCGACGGCGACATGATCGCCGTCGGCAACTACCCGCCCACCGTCAAACCTCAGCTACAGCAAGGCATCGGCAAAGATCTCACCATCCGCATGATCAACGCCGTTAGCAATGTCGCCACCGTCGAGCTATCCCTCGACCGTTCCAGCGCCCTGGCAACCCGCGAATACGTGCGCAGCATCGCCGGAAAAACCGCAACGCTGGACGGCCCCCAACAAGTCGCCCCCGGCGAAACCGCCACCTACCACATCACCAACTACTCGGCCTGGGATACCTACACGGTAGAAACCACCGTGGGCAGCGTCACGCTAGAACACGACCAACTCACCCTCACCGTGCCCGATAATGCCCCACCGGGTAACGAATCGTTGACACTCACCCGTAACGGCTACAACGCCGACAACACCTACCAGATTCTGGTATCGGCCGAAGCCGTCGCCCGGCCCACGCTCACCGCCCCCAGCAACAACGCCAACGGCCTCAGCCGCCCGGTCACGCTTGAAAGCACCCCGTTCACCACTTACCCCGCCAACGCCGACACCCAAGCCGCCGCCGAATGGGAAATCGCGCAGTTCGGCACGGTGGTCTGGACTAGCGGCGAAACCAGTACCGATCTCACCACCATTGAGGTGCCCGAAAACGCGCTGGAACGCGGCACCGAATACCACGCCCGCGTGCGGCACCTCGGTGAAAACCTGGGCGCATCCCCCTGGAGCCCCGCCGTTACGTTCACTACCGCACAGCAATACCTGCAAGCGCCCGTGTTCATGACGCCCCAAAACGGGGCCACCGACCTCTACGAGCAGCCGATTCTCGAACTCACCAGCGCCGTCAGCGTACCCGCAGGCGTGTTCACCCACACCGCCACCCAATGGCAAATCGCCAACGACCCCGGTTTTATTAACCTGATATGGGATAGCGGCAACGACTCGACCAACCTCACCAGCATCGCCGTGCCCGCCGGTTACCTGCAGGAGAGTACCCAGTATTACGTCCGCGCCCGCTTTATCGGCACCCCCAGCCACACCTCGGAATGGAGCCAAACGCTTACCGTCACCACCGCCAGCGTGTTTGTGCCCACCATCGGCGAGCCTTTTGGGGGAGGCTTTTTTGCAGGGCTCATGCTGGATGAAAGCGGCGAAGAGTATGCGCTGATTGTTAGCCCAAAAGCCGAAGGCGACCCAGGCGGCACGATGCGCTGGCAAGACGCCATTGACTTTGTGGCCACGGTATCAGCGGGCGGTCACACCGATTGGAAACTGCCTGATATCGATGAAAAAAGAGTCTTATACAAAGTGTTTAAACCCACCAATAGCCAAAACAGTGGAAACCACGGAGCAACAAACCGAACCGATCCCCCGCTACCAAGCAACACCACTAACGACCCTACGCAAACCACGTATTCCAGGTTCTGGCTTGGTGCGAGCGAGGCATTTGAAGACAGCCGCTACTGGTCAATGAGTGTCGGTTCAAGCTCCTCAGACAGAATCAGCATAACGTTTGAAAGTGGGTACGAGTTTCAAAACTCAACAAGCTCCTTATACAGAGTACGAGCCGTCCGCCGAATGTACGTTTAACCCTAACCCTGGCTATTCAACTCAGCGGAGATAACACACCATGCAGCCTATCGAATACGTTAAAGTCGACTACCGCGACCGCCGCCCCACCACGCAATACCCCGCCCGCCACGGGCCGGATAACCCCGTGCCCGGCATCAAGCAGCTCTGGTTTGAGCGCGGCGAGCCTACCCGCTTTTACGGTCTCGCACCGGATGATGCCGACCTCACCACCCCCGGCATCATTCGCCAATTCACTAATGCCGAATGGGCCGAACTCATCAAGCAGCGCCGCGCCCTGCGCCTCCAAGAGCTAGCCGACCACCGCTGGCAAATCGAAACCGGCGGCGTCGAGCTGCCAGACGGCTCGCGCATCCTGACTGACAGGGAAAGCCAAGCACAGCTCACCAGCGCATTTCAGACGCTCACGCAGCCCTTCGTGGATGAGATCGAATGGAAAGCCGCGGGCGTCTGGGTCACGGTCACAGAGGCTGAGCTTCGCCCCATCGCCCAGGCAGTGGCGCAGCATGTACAGGCGTGCTTTAAAGCGGAACGGCAGGTCAGTGAGCAGATTGCTGCGGCTGAAGGTGCCGAAGCGCTGTATGGGATAGATATCGCGGGGGCGTTTGAAGAGGCGTTGGCGGGTATTAAAGAAGCCTAATAGCAAAAAGCCCGCCAAATGGGCGGGCTAATCAATACTTAACGCTGTGCGTTAAGCAACGCCTCTATAAACAGCGGATCGTTAAACAGCTCATCCAGCGTTTCTTCCATCGCCATTTCGATAGGTCTGGCAAGGTTAGACGCCGACTGATACACCACCCCTTTATGTTCAGGGGCAACGGATATTTCTCTGCTGAACCGAACCTCATCGGCTTCTGACACTACCTCTATTTGAATCGTAGACTTACCTACCGTCTTACCTGTAAAAAAGGTGTCTATCAGATGTACGTTCGAGTACAGCTCGATAATGTCGCCTTGAATAATGACGGAAGCATCACCGTCTAACCCAAACCCTCTGGCTAACAACTCCTGCTCGATGGCAGCTTTCACGGCTTCTTCAACAGGCTCCTCACTATGAATCGACGCCATCGGGAAGCCCCAGCCATGTCGTTTATGGCTGATACGGCGCTGATCTTCGCGCTCATCGGCCACCACTACATTCACCGCCACCTCAGAAGCACCATCCACAGCGGCCACATCGGCTTGCGGTTCATACGTCAGCTTATGCGACTCCGGTATCGCCGCACAGCCGTGAAGCAGCGCCAATCCCGCAAGTACTCCTAATATTTTCAGCAATTTCATCCAGTTCCCTTACATCCAGTCGGTTGGTTTTATGGTCGTTCCGGCTGGAAACTTAAACATTGAAGTATCATTAGTCAATTTATTTTGGGCGCAGGTTACTTGAGAAGTGATCAGCGCCGCTGCGGGCGCAAAGGCACAGCAAGAGAGTCCTGAGTCGCTTAAATCAGCTTGGAAAGTAATGGCTGGGTGTAAAAGCAAACAGCCCACCAAATGGGCGGCTGGTCTAGGCCTCTGTAATTAGCAATTGTTTTTCTTTTTCTAACATAGCCCGCGAGCTAACCAAGAACTGTTTACAGTGAGTACCTCCTGCTTGAACCAAGACTTTGGCATGATCCATTAAACCAAAATCTAATTTACCAATTTCTTCTTTAACTTTTTCAAAATCTTGGCTAGATAAACATTCTTCAGAAAGCGTAGTTTCGAAAATCCAGGACAGCTCAGTAGCCAAATTCACTGCACCAAGGCAGTCCAGCGTCATTTTACCGTTGATATGGTTTATTAGGCTTAAAAGGTCAGCTGTTTCATTTAGCAGTAGGCTAGGATAAGTACTTGGATTTTTTTTAGCTAAGGCCAACCAAATTTTAGGATTTTTCTCTATCAATGCCTTATGGGAAACCCAATAAAATTTATCCAGCGTTTCAAACTGATGTAAAAGATATATTGCAGTGCGTCGTTCACGCTTTTCATTTTCTACAACAACCTGTAATTTTTTTTCATATTCAATTTTTAGCTGCTCTTTCTGTTTTTCAAGCATGACACGTTGGCTTTCGACTAGATCTTGCTGCTGCCTCAACGTAATCACAAAAGCAATAAGGGTAGCTACCACCGCCGCCACACCCACAGTGCCCGAGATATAAGTCGCAAAATTCGCCCAATCTTCTGACTTTTTCGAGAAGCCATTGGCACCAAATTGGTTAATATAAAAAAAAGCTGCCACTCCCCCTACAACAGCCACCAAACCCACCAGAACGAAGTGGACATAATATTTTTTGCACCAATCCTTCATCCCAACATTCCCTTAACCGTCATTTCCTCGCACCTTACCACACCCCACGGTGTAAACCGCCCCACTTACACCCAGCACCGCTACCACCCTCCCCCAAGCCCCCGCACGATACCTGCGTGAATTCACCCTTTTCGTTACTCGAACAGTGAACCTGCGCAGGAGCCACCATGGCACTCGATCAATACCACCACGGCGTGCGCGTTGCGGAAGTCAACGACGGCACGCGTACCATCCGCACCGTCTCTACGGCGGTGATTGGCGTGGTCTGCACCGCTTCCGATGCGGATGCCACCACCTTTCCCCTCAACCAGCCCGCCCTGGTCACCAACGTCGATACCGCCATCGGCAAAGCGGGCACCCAAGGCACGCTGAAAGATACTCTCACCGCGATCAGCCAGCAGGCCAAGCCGATCATCGTCGTGGTGCGCGTGAATGAAGGCATCGACGACGATGAAACCACCGCCAATGTGATCGGCACCACCACCGAGCTAGGCCAGCGCACCGGGCTGCAGGCACTGCTCACCGCTAAGCAGAAGCTGGGCGTCACGCCGCGCATTATTGGCGTTCCGTACCTGGATACCCAACCGGTGGCCACCGCCATGGTCGCGGTGCTTGAGCAGCTGCGTGCCTTTGGCTATGTCTACGCCCACGGCTGCGAAACCATTTCTGAGGTCACCGCCTACCGCGATGAGTTTGGCGCACGTGAGCTGATGGTGATCTGGCCCCAGTGGCAAGCGTTCGATATCGACGACGCAGACACCGTGGATATCAGCCCCGTGGCTATCGCCCTCGGCCTGCGCGCCAAGCTGGATCAAACCGTGGGCTGGCACAAAACCTTGAGTAACGTGGTGGTCAACGGCGTCACCGGCATCAATAAAGATGTGTTCTGGGATCTTCAATCCCCCGCCACCGATGCGGGACTGCTCAACGCCGCCGATGTCACCACCCTGGTCAACCAAAGCGGCTACCGCTTCTGGGGCTCGCGCACCTGCGCCGGGCCGGAAAGCCTCTTCCCCTTCGAGAACTACACCCGCACCGCCCAGATCCTCGCCGACACCGTGGCGGAAGCGCACCTCTGGGCGGTGGATCTGCCCCTGCACGCCTCACTGGCTCGCGACATCATCGAAGGCCTCAACGCCAAGTTCCGCGAGCTAAAAACCCTGGGGCTGATTGTGGATGGCAGCGCCTGGCTAAACGAAGAGCTTAATACCCAGACCTCCCTCAAGGCCGGCAAGCTGCGCATCGACTACGACTACACACCGGTACCGCCGCTGGAAGACCTCGGTTTCCAGCAACGCATTACCGACACCTATCTGGCCGACTTCGCCGAGCGCGTCGCGGCCACCGCCTGAACTGACTAGCGAGAGACTCCATGGCACTCCCCAAAAAGCTCAAAGACCTCAACCTGTTCAGCAACGGCGAAAGCTGGCAGGGCATCGTCCAGTCGATCACCTTGCCCACCCTCACCCGCAAGATCGAAGAGTGGCGCGGTGGCGGCATGGACGGCGCCGTGGGTATCGATATGGGCCAGGATGGCCTGCTCACCGTTCAGTGGACGGTCGGCGGGCTGGTCGAAAGCCTGTTCGATAACTTCGGCACCGCCCGCATCGATGCCGACATGCTGCGCATGACCGGCAGCTACGAGCGCGACGATATCGAAGATGCCTCCGCCGTCGAAGTCGTCATGCGCGGCCGCCACACCGAGATCGATATGGGCGATGCCCAATCCGGCGAAAACACCGAGCACCAGGTCACCAGCACGCTCAGCTACTACAAGCTCACCATCGACGGCGTCGAGAAAATCGAGATCGACCTGGTGAACGGCGTGTTCAAGGTCAACGGTGAAGACCGCCTGGCCGGTCGTCGTCAGCGCTTAGGCATTTAAGGACAGGTATTTAAACCGCTCCCTTTCCCACACTTCACTCACGCACCAGGAACACCACCATGACCAAAGCCAACACTGCCATCGTGACCGACCCGATCGAGCTGGACGAACCCATCAAGCGCGGCGAGCAAACCATCGACACCATCACCCTGCGCAAACCCAAATCCGGCGAGCTGCGCGGTGTTGCCCTGGCCGATGTACTGCAGATGCAGACCGACGCGCTGATCACCCTGATCCCACGCCTCTCCACCCCTTCGCTCACCGCGACCGAAGTCCGCCAGATGGATCCAGCCGACCTGGTTCAGTGCGGCGGTGAAATCGCCGGTTTTTTGCTCACGAAGCGGGCCAAGGGCGAGAGCGAATAAACCTACCTGGCTGTGTGGAAGATGCGATGGCGGATCTCGCCATCGTCTTCCACTGGTCGCCGGAAGAGTGCGCCGACTTCAGCCTGCGGGAGCTAATGGAGTGGCGGGAACGGGCGCGAAAGCGCAGCACACCCACGGAAAGCAGGAGCAAGCGTGGCGCGTAACCTAAAGCTTGAGGTCATTCTCAACGCCGTCGACCGGGCCACCCGCCCGCTACGGGCGATTGATCGCGCCTCCCAGGGCGCGTCTCAGGCCATGCGTGAAAACCGCGAGCGCTTAAAGCAGCTGCAGGCCACCCAGAAAGACGTCAGCTCCTTTCGTAATCTGACCCGGCAATCCACCGATACCACCACCGCCCTGCGCGAACAGCAGGAACGCATCCGCCGCCTCTCCCAGCAGATGCAAACTAACCAGGGCGACACATCCGCCCTGGCCGCCGAGCGCAAAAAGGCCATTACCCAGGCCCGCCGGCTGACCCAGCGCTACGATGAAGAACGCCAACAGCTGCAGCGGCTTCGTACTTCGCTTAAAAATAACGGTGTCAGCACCGAACACCTCTCTCGCGATCAACGGCGGCTGGCCAGTGAGATACAGCAGGCCAATACCGCCGTGGATGAGCAGCGGCACCGATTAAAGCGGCTAGCCGAACAGCAGCGCAATGCCGCCCAAGCCCGTGGCCGATACGACCGCGCCATGAATATGCGCAACAACATGGCCGGTATCGGCGCGGGCATGATGGCCAGTGGCGGTGCCGCGCTGTACGCCGGGGCGCGTTTGCTGGCCCCTGGCGTGGCCTATGGGGAGTCGATGTCGCGGGTGCAGGCGCTGACCCGCATGGAAGCCGACGACGAACGCTTCCAGGCCCTTCGCCAGCAAGCGCGGGAGCTAGGTGCCACCACCGCCTTTAGCGCGGGGCAATCCGCCGATGCGCAAGGCTACCTGGCCATGGCAGGCTTCGATCCTGAGGCCATCCAGGCTGCCATGCCGGATATGCTCGACCTGGCTCTGGCCAACCGCACCGATCTCGCCCGCACGGCGGATATCTCCTCCAACATTCTCTCCGGCTTCGGGCTAGACCCCGCCGAGATGGGCCGCGTGGGCGATGTGCTCACCGCCACCACTACCCGGGCCAACGTCGATCTGGAAATGCTTGGCGAGTCGATGAAGTACGTGGCGCCCCAGGCCCGGGCCATGAATATGTCGCTGGAACAATCCGCCGCCATGGCCGGGCTGCTGGGCAACGTGGGCATTCAAGGTAGCCAGGCAGGCACCACCTTGCGCGCCATGGTCACTCGCCTGGCCGCGCCCACCGGTGCCGCTGCCAGCGCGCTGGGAGATTTAGGCGTCAATGCCAAGGATGCCCAAGGCAACCTGCGGGACATCCCCCGCATTCTCACCGATGTGGCCCGCGCCACGGAGGAGATGGGCAACGCCGACCGCGCCGCCTACTTAAAAGACATCTTCGGCGAAGAACCCGGCGCCGGCATGGCCGAACTGATCGCCCAGCAAGGCAGCGCGGGCATCGAGCAGTTTGTCGAGATCCTCACCAACGCCGCCGGTGAAAACGCCCGTGTGGCGAAAACCATGGCGGACAACATCGGTGGCGACCTCAAATCGCTCAAATCGGCCTGGGAAGAAGTCGGCATCTCGATCACCGACACCAACAATGGTCCACTGCGCGACCTCATCCAGAACGTCACCGCCATTACCCGAGGCGTAGGCCGCTGGATCAATGAAAACCCACGGCTCGCTGGCACCATCGCCAAGGTGGCCGCCATTCTGGCCGTGCTGGTCACCGCGGGCGGTGCACTAACGCTGATGCTCGCCTCCATCCTCGGCCCCATTGCCATGGTGCGCTACGGCATGGCGCTGGTCGGCCCGCAGATCCTCATGGCGGGCAAGGCGTTTCTGTGGCTGGGCGGCGTGTTCCGCACGGTATCGATGTTCCTACTCGCCAACCCGATTGGCGTGGCCATCGCCGCGATCGCTGCCGCGGCCTACCTCATCTACCGCTACTGGGAACCGATCAAAGCCTTTTTCCTGGGGCTGTGGCAGCAGGTGAAAAACGCCTTTGATAACGGCATCAGCGGCGTGGCGCAGCTGCTCATGAACTGGTCACCGCTGGGCCTGCTTTACCAGGGCATCACTAACGCTTTAAGCGCCCTGGGCGTTCAGATCCCCGAGCAGTTCAGCTCCCTGGGCAGCGCCATTGTGGACGGCATGATCGGCGGGCTAACCGGCAAGCTGGGCGAATTGCGCGAAAGCATAACGGGCATGGCGGGGAGCGTGCGTAACTGGTTCGCCAACGTGCTGGGCATCAACAGCCCCTCGCGGGTGTTTGCCCAGCTAGGCGGCTTCACGGTGGATGGCTTAATCAGCGGCCTGAGTAGCAAGCTCGGCGAGCTCCGCGACCGAGTGGTGAATATGGCGGGCAGCGTGCGTAGCTGGTTCGCCGATGTGCTGGACATCAACAGCCCCTCCCGCGTGTTTACCCAGCTAGGCGGCTACACGGTTGATGGCCTGAACAAGGGGCTGGATGCCCAGCGAGACGAACCCGCCAGGCGCATTCAAGAGATCGCCCGCCGGGTGACCCGTGCAGGGGCCGGGCTGGCTCTGGGCGCCGCTACCCTGCCAGCTACGGCGATGCCCAGCATCGAGCAGCAATCGCCCATTCAGTTTGATACCCGGCCGCCGCTGAGCGCGCCCAGCGCCCTGGCGGGCGGCCTCACCATGGGCGATATCAATATCAACGTTACCCCAGCCCCCGGCATGAACGAACAGCAGCTCGCCCAGTACGTCGCCCAGGAAGTGCAGCGCGCCCTGGCCAACGCCCAGCGCGACGCCCAGGCACGTCAGCGCTCATCAATGCGCGACCTCGATTAAAAGGAATCCATCATGCTCATGGCCCTCGGCATGTTCGTGTTTGAAACCCGCACCGTGCCCTACCAAGAACTCAAACGCATTACCGAATGGCGGCACCCCAGCCAATCCCGCGTGGGGCAGCGGCCCGCCTATCAGTTTGCAGGCCCAGGCGCGGACACCATCACGCTCAGCGGCACCCTACTGCCCACCTTCACCGGCGGCCGCTTTAGCCTGGATGAAATCCGCGACATGGCCGACCAGGGCAACGCCTGGCCGCTGGTCGAAGGCACCGGCCGCCAGTACGGCTTATGGGTGGTCACCCGCGTGGAAGAAACCAGCACCCACTTCTTCCGCGACGGCGCCGCAGAAAAAATCGAGTTCAACCTCACGCTCGAGCACGTCGATGACGAACGCACCGACCTGATCGGCCGCCTGGCACTGCCCGCCGTGGCGCGACTGGCCGGGGGCTACGTATGAACGCTTACCCAACGCCCAGCTACCGCATCACGCTGGATGGCAACGACATCACCCCGCGCATTAACGGGCGCCTGATTAGCTTGACGTTACGCGAGCAGCGCGGCCTGGAAGCCGACCAACTGGATATCACCCTGGCCGATCACGATGGCCAGCTCGCCATTCCCCCCCGCGGCGCCGAGCTGCAGGTGGCCTTTGGCTGGCTGGATGAAGGGCTGATCGACAAGGGGCTTTTTACGGTAGATGAAGTGCAGCACAGCGGTACGCCCGACCAGCTCATCATCCGCGCCCGCTCGGCGGATATGCGCGGCCAACTGCCTGGCAAGCGCACCCAGAGTTGGCATGACGTAACGCTGGGCGAGATCGTTAACACCATCGCCGGCCGCAACGAACTAGAACCAGTGGTAGCCGCAGCGCTGCACGGCATCCGCATTGGCCATATCGACCAAACCGATGAATCAGATCTGAATTTTCTCACCCGCCTGGGTGAACGGTACGACGCCATTGCCGCCATCAAAGCCGGGCGTATGCTGTTCACCGTGGCAGGCGAAGGGCTCACCGCCAGCGGCCAAGCCATGCCCGCCATTACCCTCACCCGCCGCGATGGCGACCAGCACCGCTACAGCGTAACGGATCGCGACGCCTACAGCGGCGTAAAAGCCTACTGGAATGACACAAGAGGCGCGGAGCGTAAAACCGTACTCGCAGGCACCGGCGACAACGCCAAGCAGCTGCGCCCCACCTACGCCACGGAAGACGACGCCCTAGCCGCCGCACGCAGTGAGTGGCAACGCATCCAGCGCGGTTTGGCAGAGTTTGAGTTAACGCTGGCACTGGGGCGGGCGGATATTCTGCCGGAATCGCCGCTAACGCTCAGCGGCTACAAGCCCGAGATTGATGCCACTGCTTGGATCATTGACGAAGTCACCCACAATTTCACGGAGCGAGGGTATACCTGCAGTATTAGGATGGAGAGGCGGTGAGTATTAACGCAGAGGTGTCGGTGGGCATTATCAAGATTGGCCCTTAACAAGCAACACCAGACAACCCCCGGCCATCCGTTGGCCGAGGGCTTTTGGCATCCGTCTCCTTACAGAAAAGCTGGATCCTTCCAACTCGCGCATCCAAGCGTCATAGTCAGCCTGGCAGAAAAACACCCCCATTGATGTAAGCCATCGTCGACAAGATTTGTAAGAGATCTCTTACATCGCCATAAGCGGGAACAACGTCTACCCCCCCACCCGTTCACCAAACGGGGTTATCAGGGTTATAGAAATTGACCATTTTTCATTACAGGGTTATAGTAACCCCATAAGTTAACCGCACAGGGGCAGGAGGTGGATAGCAGAGCACTGATAAAAGAACTGAAGAAAGACGGTTGGGAGCTGGTCAGAGTCAACGGCAGCCACCACCACTTCAGGCACCCTGCCAAGCCCGGCACGGTCACCGTGCCACATCCCAAAAAGGATTTGAAAACGGGATTGGTAAGAGCAATCAGAAAAAGCGCCGGCCTCTTATGAGGCTGGCCACTGCTGCCCCCCTTAAAGGAGATCAACGTATGTTGTTTCCCATTGCAATTGAACGTGGCGACGAACAACACGCCTATGGCGTGGCGGTGCCTGATTTGCCCGGCTGCTACTCAGCAGGCGATACGTTTGAAGAGGCGATGATTAACGCCAAGGAAGCGATCGAAGGATGGCTGGAAGTAGCCGTGGAGTATGGCGACCCCATTCCCGAAGCAACGTCCATTGAGCACCACATGGACAATCCTGATTACGCTGGCTGGATCTGGGCGGTGGTGGATATAGACCTGACCCCCTACCTGGGCAAAAGCCATAAAATCAACGTTACCCTGCCTGATCTACTGGTTAAGCAGATCGATGACTTTGTGGCCAGCCATCCCGGCGATAAAACCCGCTCGGGCTTTCTTTCCCGCGTCGCCATGGCCGAACTGGCCAGGGCACGCAAAGGCGCATAACTCAGGAAAAATAAAACCCCCGGCCACTCCAAATAGCCGGGGGTTTTTATTGCCGCAATCTTCTGGCGAAGCGTTTCCGCAACGCGTGCTCTTAGGCGACACTTTCACTATGGCAAAGTTTCGCTAAGTTGCAAACAAGTAATTTCCCGTTACGCAATGTAATGGCTCACCTACACCGCCCAGCACCTCGCCTGCCTCACCACCACCCCCTTAAACTGCTGCACGGTCACAAAGCACCCCTGCCCACCAGCGGTAGGCAACAACCGGCAACGGCTACCCACGCGGTGGGATTTAAACAATCGGTACTCCCCTTCCACCTCAGCCACCACCAGATCCCCGTGACCGAACGAACGCGCTTCATCCACCACCAGCACATCGCCCTCCATCCACGGCCCGCCTGGGCGTGCGTCTTCGCTTATCTCCACCAGAAAACAGCTGGGTGGAAATTTTCGGCTATCCATTTCGGCCACTGCCGGGTGCTCCACGCCCACCACTGCTGGCCCCAAGTAATTTACTCGCATGCTGTTGCCCTGTGCTTGCTCCACATTAAGCGACGTACATTAGCGTTTGCCTGTCGCTTTCCCTGCTGCTAATACTGTATAAACAAACAGTATTTAACAAGGGTTATGGAGGCAACATGATTGGGCTGGTGGACTGCAACAACTTCTACGTCAGTTGCGAGCGGGTCTTTAACGCCAAGCTGGAAGGCCGCCCGGTGGGCATTATGTCCAATAACGACGGCTGTATTATCGCCCGTTCCGAAGAGCTAAAAGCGCTGAGTATCGAGATGGGCACCCCCGCCCACCAGGTGCGCCACCTGGTCGATCGCGGCGAGATCGTGTTGCACTCCTCCAACTACGAGCTTTACGGCGACATGTCCCACCGGGTGCAAGGCATCCTGGAACAGGAGACCGCCGGGGTAGAGCCCTACTCCATTGATGAAATGTTCGTGCGCATGGATGGATTCGAGCCGGAAGCCTTGCTGGAACACGCCAAATCCCTGCACGCGAAGATCCGCCGCTATACCGGCATCCCCGTGTGTGTTGGCGTTGCCGCTACCCACACCCTCGCCAAGCTGGCCAACCGCATTGCCAAGAAGCATCCCGGCTACCCCGGCGTGTGCATCCTTCACGCGGAAAGCGACGAAGCCCGGCACCTGCTGCAGCAAATCAAGGTCAGCGATGTATGGGGCGTCGGCCGCCGGTTAAATGAGCGCCTGCAGATCCTCGGCATCAACACCGCCTGGGATCTACGCGAAGCGGATGCCAAACGCCTGCGGCGTAAGTTCTCGGTCAACATGGAACGCACGGTGTTGGAGCTGCGCGGCATCAGTTGCCTGGAGATGAACGACTTTAACGAACCACGCCAGCGCATCATGACCAGCCGATCGTTCGGCCGCCCCACTTCACAGCTTTCCGACCTGCAGGGCGCCGTTCGCCAACACGCCCAACGGGGCGCCGAAAAACTACGCGAGCAAAAGAGCCTCGCCCGCGCCGTGCTGGTGTTTCTCAAAACCGACCGTTTCAGGCCCGACCTACCCCAATACTCCCCCAGCCTGGCGGTAGAAATGGAACGCCCAAGCCAGGACACCCGCGACATACTCCACGCCGCCCAAGAGGCGCTGCGTAAGATCTACCGGCCCAAGTACGGCTACAAGAAAGCGGGCGTTATGCTGATTGACCTGACCGATGAAAACCGACAACAGCTCAGCCTGATGGACACACCGCAAACGGAAGAAGAACGCCAACGCAGCCAAAAACTAATGGCCACCATGGACGCCCTGAACGAGAAGATGGGAAAGGGAACGGTACGCCTGGGGCTGCCGGAAAAGAACGCCCCCTGGCACCTACGCTGCGCGAACCGAAGCCCGCGCTACACGACGAATTGGGATGAGCTGATGGTGGCGTATACGGATGAGGGGGCAGCTAGGAGAGCCAAGCCCACCAAGGCAGGCCCTAAGTAGTTCACCCGCATCCGTATTCCCCTGTTGGCTCCATCACGAGCGGTGCTCTGTACCACGTATTAGAGCCTTACACTGTAAAAATCATCGCTATTTGACAAGGGTTAACAGTGAGTTAATAAATATTGAAAATTACTATGACTTATTAATAAATAGAAAAAATGCAACTATTTACCAAATTTATTCTTTGATTCAGAAAAGTCCGTATCAACAAACGATCGATTAAAAACCTTTATTGAGCCATATTTTTTATGATCGATTGAACCCATCAACTCCAATATATCTTGATGCACCTTCACTAACAAACCGTCTACCTTTTCGGCATTTTTGTTTTCTTCACTAAAAACATCATACTCTTCACAAACGGTTTTACACATAGACCAAACTGAAGAAGCTGAAGTAGCTAATATTTTAAACTTCTCAGAAAGATCAAACTCAGAGACATTTGGCAGTGGTGTTAAGTGGAAGCCTTGTTCAGAAGCAGCAACACTCAAGTCATGAACAACATATTGAGATGTAGGATGTTTGAACTGACACAGCCACTTATAAGTTAAATATGAAATTTGCCAATACTCATTCTCAAGCTTATTAGAAAGTTCAGGATCGCTCTCTTGAGCATCAATTTTGGCTACTTTTTGACACAGTTTTTTTGCCTTCCAAGGCACATCCATAGTCTTCGACTTAAAGATGACCTCTAAATCTTTGTCACTTACAGAAATCACCCTAACCACTTTGGCAGTTTCAAAAATAGAAGCTGCAATACATGCGCCTGAAGATGAGTACCCTGTGCTAACCAACTTCCACAGACATCTAAACTGAGACAACACTGTTTTCATAAAAGCTAATGGCAAGCGCTTTTTTTCAGGGCATTTTTCTCCGTTAGCATAATTTAATGCTAACAAGCTTGCCTCCATTAGATTTTTATAAACATCTTCCCAACCAACAATCTGTTTTAAAACTATAGCTTCGGATTTGCTTTCAATACCATCCAAAGCTTCCCAGTAATTATCAATTGAAATTTTTCTCACACAGGCATCCTAAAAATTATTTTCGAGCATCTCGGTGCTCTACACCCTGCCGCTTACTTTCTGGCAAACTTTCATAAATCGCTTCGACTTGCTTAAAGCGTGAAATACGATCATCTACTATCAGGTTCATAAGATTAAACATAGGCCCTACAGTTTTATCTAAGTCGTCATCAGTAATCTCGCCAGGGTGTACACACTCATTGCCAACGATACGAATCGTATCTAGGGCTTTCTGCACTCCTGGCAACAACCCGTCTTCAACTAGCTGACCTATTGCAATATTTATATTTTTACTTTTGTTAAGATGAATACATAAGTGTTGAAGAGCTAGCCGCAAAAGTGCGGCTGCGGCTCTTGTTGAATGAGGAAGCACTAAACTTGCCTCAATGTAGTTTTTCTTAACCTCATCAGGCATGTCAGGATTAGGTGCAGGCACTCCCGAATCCATAGGATAAAGCAACTTACCCTTCAACTCTTTCTGACCATCACCAAACCAGTAAGTATAATTATTACAAAATGAACATTTTGCAGCCTCAATAATTGTGAAGTGAGCATTCCTAGACCAAGTAATCCAATTCACTTGTGCAAAGGCTTGGCAAAACGGACATGTAAAGGCTTTAGCTCGAAACGTAGGTTGATGATACTCGCCCATCAAACCACCCTCCCAATCCGAATCTCACACCGCCCTAAAATCTCCACATCATGCATATCCTGCGGCTTGATCATTTCCGGCTGGTAATGGTCGTTGTCGCTAATCAAATACAGCGCGCCGCCCGCCAGGCGCTGCACCCGCTTAATTCTTCGCTCACCACTAACAAGCAGTAAGAACACGCCTTCCTGTTTCGGGTCGCGGTTGCTGCGATCCACCAGCACCCAGTCGCCATCGTCTAGCGTCCCGAGCATTGAATCACCCCGCACTTTAACGCCTACCACTTGCGCAGGGTCTAGCCCCTGCTCGGCCAGCTCTGTGCTTGAAAAGTAGAGCGTGGTTTTAACTGGCTCGCCTTCAAAGCTACGCCCTGCCCCGGCTGCAGCTTCAATGTCGTACATCTTGATAGGCGTCTGATCTTTAGACGGTGCTAGCTCGTCTGACTCACCCATCACGTATGTAATATCTACACCAACAGATCTTAAGCGCATCATAAATTCCACAGATGCCCTTTTACGGCCTGTCACAACGTCTCTAAGGCCTTGCGGCGTAGTGTCGCCAATTGCCCGAGAAGCATCAGCTAAAGTCTCAAAACCTGCGTTCTGAATAGCCTCACGCAGTCGAGATAGCATTTTTTCCACATCAGCGCTTGACGACATGTAATAATTACACCTAATCTGTTTATGTCTTTCACTCTACAACACAACGCAAAGGGAACCACTGCCATGGTCACTTCTGCCGCTATGTCATCGCTCCCACTCAGGGTCTTGGAACTCAACAAAGCCCCTGAGCGTTTCCATCATCACCGGAGTACCGCACTGATGGCACTTAAACTGGACAACCCCGTCACTCGGGATTCGCTGCAATACCGATTTTTTATCGTTCTCGAAGCAGGTTGCGCAAAGGTGATGTCCGCTACCACGCTCGCTGCCGTTGTGCTTACGGCGGTACGTGGCGCCACCCGCGGGGGTTATGTATTCCTCGTAGCCAGTCTTCTCTTCGTGCCACTGCTTAAGGCGCTTTATTTCATCGTTCAGTTGTATCTGTGCCTTCTCAAACTCAAGAGCGCTCAACTCCGCTTTGCGGATGCTGATCTGGATATCATTGAGCTCTGTCTCAAGACGCTCAGCAAGAAGCTGCCGCTTCTTGCTAGAGAAAGCTGGGCTGAGTGCCTTCAATTGCTCCGCAATTTTAAGCAGCTCAATCACGCGCCCGCTTACTTCTCCAATTACCGCGCTCACATCCAGCAAATCGTTAACCCCCTCGAATGGGCGACTGGCTGCATGGCTGAAATCCAGGCGTGCCGTCGTCGCTCCAGCACTCGTTAACACCTATTTCTTCAGCCAAAGGGAACCACTGCCATGGTCACCATCATTGCCACCATTCTTATGCCTACCACTCAGACCACCCTGTTTCGCGGGGTCGAGGTGGAGCTTGAACGCTGCTCTGAACAAACCCGCCGAAACATCGAAACCGCACTGAAGCGCGGCACCAATACGCCTAACCCACTGGCGGATCTTGAAGCGCTGGAAGAGCGCATCACCGCCGAAGCCGTGGGCGAACTCGCTGCTTTGATGCTGGCCTGTAACGCCTCTAGCGATGAAGTCGAAGACGCCCTTTGCGAACTGCGCACCTACATGGATGAGCACTTCCTGCAGCGCAAGCTGGTGCGCCTTTACGAGCGTTAATACAGACGCTCGGCCGCCTTGTTCAAAGTCTTTCACTCTATTAAGGAAGCCTAACCCATGGCCACCACTAACACCATTACCCCAAAGCCAATTTATGCCCCAAAAGGCTGCGATCAGCCTGTGATGACCTACCTCACGGAAAGCGAGTGTGCCGATCTGGAGCGCATTCAGGAGCTGGAAATGCGCACTAAGTCGGCCACCGCTCGCATGCTCATGCTGCGCGGCATCGCCGAGTACGACCAAGACACGCTGAATGCCGAATGACCTTGCCTGCATAAGGATGTTTGCCATGTACCAGGACCCCAAACGTGTGCGCTCTCGTTACGCCGCTCTCAATTTGGATCAGTACGAGGCCCAACTGATCGATGCGCTGGTGGATTACACCGGCATCGAACGGGCGTCGCTGCTGCGTCAACTGGTGCTGAAAGAAGCACTGGAAACGCTGGGCGTTGCTGATCTCTCCGTTAGCACTATGCCCCAGCAGGCGTCGTAAACGCAGGCCCTTTTGAGGGCCTCAAGGAGCACTGAAGTATGGCTGACCAACCCGCCCGCAGCGATCTACGCCTTCCGCTGGATGACCAGTTGGAGGCGGTGCTGCAGCAGGTATGCGAACAGCAGGATTTGCAAAGCCTGGACGACGTCGCCGAGTGGCTACTCCGCAGGCGATTGCGCAAAGGCACCCAAGGGCTCACCGGCCGTGGCCGCGCCCTTTACCCCGTAGGGAGGAACCAATGACCGCGTACAAGCACCGCATCCCCTGCCCGCATTGCGGCGAAAACATGGGCATTCGCAAGAGCCAGGGCCTTACACCGGTGTATCGGGTGGCCACCGTGGAGTGCCGCAACGATGAATGCGGCTTTCGGGGTACGGCGGACATTGAGGTGACCAATACGCTCACGCCCAGTGACATCCCCAATCCTACGGTGAATCTGCCCTTTTCGCCGCGGCTAATGCAAGCCCTGATGGCCCAAAAGGCATCCTGAACGCCCCACCGGGCCGGTTCATTACCTAGTTGAATAAGGAGGCGAGCGTGAATATATCGCTGCGCCAGGACATTGTTGCGCGCTTAATCAGCGATTTTGAGGCGATTGAGCGCGGCCCCTACCTGCAACGGGTGCGCTGCCCGGAGTGCGGTAAGCGCGAGGCGTACATCAACGCCGACGCGCCGTGGATGCTCAAATGCGGGCGGGAAAACAACTGTGGCGCGCAGATCCACGTCAAAGCGCTGTTCCCTGATCTGTTCCGTTCCTGGAGCGAGCGCTACAGCACTAAAGTGGGCGAAAAGCCCACCTCTCAAACGCCGGTGGCGGATGGCTACCTGCGCGACGGCCGCGGCTTCGAGCTCGCCCGCATTCAGGGCTGGTACACCCAGGAAAGCTACTGGAAACCGGAGATCGGCGGTACCGCCACGGTGCGTTTCGCCCTGCCCGGCGGCGCTTACTGGGAGCGCCTGCTGGATAATCCGGAGCGTTTCGGCAAGCAGAAGGCCAATTTCGTTGGCCGTTATAAAGGCCAGTGGTGGTGCCCGCCTGCACTCACCGCGGCGGATCTGGTCGCCGCCGAGGAAGTGTGGATTGTAGAGGGCATCTTCGATGCGATCGCCCTCTACCACCACGGCATCGCGGCCGTTTCCGCCATGAGCTGCGGCAACTACCCCGATGAAGCCCTAAATGCCCTGGCGGATGCCGCCCATCAAGCCGGTACCAGCCGCCCCACTCTGGTGTGGGCGCTGGATAACAACCGCGCTGGCCATAACGCCATTCACAAGCATGTAAGGCGCGCCCGGGCAGCAGGCTGGGAGTGCGAAGCCGCGCAGATCCCCAGCGCCGACCACGACTGGAACGATGCCCACCAGCGCGGCGAACTCACCGAGAAACACCAGGAAACCTACCGCTACAACGGCGACCTGCTATTGGCCCCCACCGCCATGGCCAAAGCGCTGCTGATCTACAAGCGCCGCGAGCAGCGGGAGTTCTGGTTCGAGTTCAAACGCCAGCTGTGGTGGTGGAAGCTGGACATGGACGCCTTCGACCGCGCCCTGCGTGTCGATGGGCTGGACGGTGCCGATCAACAGCAGATCGACCCCGCCCTGCGCGATGCGGCCCTGGAGCAATCCGGCAGCGTAAAGCGGATCTGCACCTGCTACCCCACGGCGCTCTACTACCAAGCCAACGCGGTCACCGATGAGAGCTGGTACTACTACCGCGTGGAATTCCCCGACGGCCGCCCGCCGATCAAGAACACCTTTAGCGGTGGCCAACTGGCGTCCGCATCCGAATATAAAAAGCGCCTGCTGGGTGTGGCCCCAGGGGCGGTCTGGACGGGTACCAGCCAACAGCTGGATAGCCTGCTGCAAGATCAGATCGGCAACATTAAAACCGTCGAGACCATCGACTTCATCGGCTACAGCAAGGAGCACGGCGCCTATGTGTTCGGCGATCTGGCCGTGGCCGGTGGCAAGGTGGTGCCGATCAACAGCGAGGACTTCTTTGAGCTAGGCCCCCGCCGCCAACTGAAAACCCTGAGCCAATCCGTCGCGCTGCACATCAACCCCGACCGCAAGGCGTTCAACACCGAATGGACACAGCAACTACTCGGCGCCTTCGGTACCCGCGGCGTGATCGCCCTGGGCTACTGGCTAGGTAGCCTGCTGGCCGAGCAGATCCGCGCCGAGATGGGCAGCTTCCCGTTTTTGGAGATCGTCGGTGAAGCGGGTGCGGGTAAATCCACCCTGATCGAGTTTCTCTGGAAGCTGTGCGGCCGGCGCGACTATGAAGGCTTCGACCCCAGCAAGGCCACCATGCCGGCACGCTCGCGCAACTTCGCCCAGGTGAGCAACCTGCCGGTGGTGCTGATCGAATCCGACCGTGAGCAGGATGGCGGCGCAAAACAGAAGCAGTTCGATTGGGATGAACTCAAAACCGCCTTTAACGGCCGCTCGATCCGCGCCCGGGGCGTGAAGAACAGCGGCAACGACACCTACGAACCGCCCTTCCGCGGCAGCATCGTGATCAGCCAGAACGCCCCGGTGCAGGCAGGCGAGGCTATCCAGACCCGTATCTGCCACCTGCACTTTACCCGGGAAGGCCAGAACAAACAGACCAAAGCACTTGCCGAGGCGCTGGAACGTACCGAGATCGAGCACGTTAGCCAGTTCGCCCTGGCGGTGGCCCAACGGGAGGCCGCGCTGCTGGCGTTAATCACCCAGCGCGCCCGTCACTACGCCGACCAGTTGGCCGACGACCCGGATATCAAGGTGCTGCGCATCGCCAAGTGCCACGGCCAGTTAATGGCCCTGGTGGAGTGCCTGGGGCCGGAAGGCTTGGATCTCTTCGACCAGCAAACCCTGGATATCGCCCTGGGCCACATAAAGCAGATGGCCCGGGAGCGTCAGCAATCCATCAACGCCGACCACCCGCTGGTCGCCGAATTCTGGGAAGCCTTCGACTACATCGAGGGCCTGCGCGACGACCCGATGCTGAACCACTACGGCAAGGGCAGCGACATGATCGCCATCAACCTTAAAGACTTCGAGCGCACCTGCGCCGAATACAAGCTGCGCACCCCGGAGGTGCGCGAGCTGAAGCGTTACCTGAAGAGCAGCAAGACCCGCAAGTTTATCGATTCCAACCGCACCGTGAACTCCCGCGTCCGCCATAACGGCGGCAGCGTGAAGTGCTGGGTGTTTGAAGCGTAATAACGCTAAAGGAGCCCGTAATGACGACTCAACCAAGCATGCCCCTTGTTTCAGAACGACTCAGCCAGCGCCTGAAGCGCCAAGAGCTCGACCTAAAAGGCTTGGATGCCTGGGAGCGCCTAGCCGTGGTAGCCCAGAAAGAGAGCGGCCAAAGCCACCACTGCCGCGGCATTCTGCTTGCCGTTTACAACAGTTACGCCTGGCCGCTGGATCTCACCCGCCTGCGGGTGCTGGATCGCGACCTGCAGCAAGCCGCGCTCACCGTTATCGAGTGGAGTATCTACGCCAGTGATGAACCCCACGAATACACACCGGGTGGAAACGAATTGATGCAGCGCTTTGCCGCCATTGAAAAAGAGGAACAGTAACCATGGCAGACAACGCCGACATAGCCGCCGAAATAATGGAGCTCCGCATGGAGGCCGCCTTGAGCAGCCGGCTTTCGCTGTACATTCCAAATCCCGACCCCAAGTGCGAAGACTGCGGCCAGGAGATCCCCCAAGCCCGCCGCGACGCCATCCCATGGGCAACCACGTGTATCGAGTGCCAGGGGATGCGCGAACAACGGAGGCGGCATGTGCGCTGAACAACTCAAGGGCGGCAAGCTGGCCCGGCAAGCCGCCATGCTCTGCCAGGACAGCGCCTTTCAGCTCTACCTAGATCGCCGCCGGCGCGCCAAACACAACATGACCGAATTCCAACTACCCGATGGCACTCACAACGAAGAAGACGCCCGGGACTGGCTCTGCGCCGCCTGCCAGATCCAAAGCCGGGCTGAGTTAGATCACAACCATCGTGCAGCGGGCATGTTTCATGTTATTCGTAAACGTTATCAACAATATCGCTTAAAGCAGAATAGAGATTTATGAGTAGCAACCCGATTGATCAGATCTTAGCAAAATCGTTACGAGGCCCTTTGAGCAAGGAGGAGCATGCCCGTTTATCAGCTAGTTTTAATGCTATGAGGAGCCAAGCCCCGCTCCCTACTCGCACTGAGGCAAGCTTGATACGCGAGATAACTCATCTAAGAGAGGAGTTAGCTCGGTGCCGAGAGCTCATCCGCAAGTACGATATCAACGAAAATATGGACTAATACCTATCTGACCACCCCGCCGCCCCAAGCGGCGGTTCTTATGCCACCCGAAGATAACGGTATAAGAAAGCCAAGCTTTTCAGACCCTTTCAAACTGGAATAAACTGTATATTTTTACAGTTAAAAAAGGGGTGCAACATGGCTGATGGGGTCGAGGTTCGCGGCAACACCGTGCGCGTATATTTCCGCTGGGATGGTGAGCTTTGCCGGGAACCGTTACCTGGCCCAGCTACGGAAAAAAACATCGAATATGCCAAGCGTTTGGCCACCATTATCAACTACGAGATTGAAGCCGGCACGTTCGACTACGCCCGCCACTTTCCTGAGTCCAGGCGCCTGGCAGAAAATCGTTTTGGTCACTACCTGGATCTATGGCTGGCCATCAAGAAAAACGAACTCGCTTACTCCAGTTTTCGTGGCATTCAATCCAAGGCAGAAACCCACGTGCGACCAAAATGGGGCGAAGTTCAAGCCGATACGATTGACCACATCGAGCTACAGGGCTGGATTCAAAAGGAGCTTTCGGCAAAGCTGGCCAACAAGACGATCAAAGAGATCGTCAGCATCATGCGGCAAACCTTTCGGCTCTACGCCACGCGCAATAAGAAAGCGTTCGACCCCACCAGCGGCATTACTATTCGCCTGCCTGATGACGAAGATCCCGACCCGTTCACACGTAGCGAGATCAAGCAGATCCTGGAAACCCCGACCAACCGGGAGCAAGAACTCAACCTGATCAAGTTCGCCATTTATGATGGCCCACGCATCTCTGAAGCCCAAGCGCTGGCCTGGGAAGACATACTGGATGTGGATAAAGGGATTATTCGCTACCGGAGGGCGGTTGTTCGGGGACGATTCAAGGTAACTAAAACCAAGCGCTCTACTCGCGTACATCACCTGCTAAAGCCTGCCCGTGAAGCACTACAGGCTCAATACGCGATTACCAGCAAGCTTAAGCCCCGCGTGTACGAGGTGATCGATCGAGACAACCGGACGGTGCGAAAGGAGAAGCTACGCCTGGTGTTTTTGAATTCCCGTAACAATGAGCCCTTCTACGAGAACGCTATCCGTGAGCGCTTCTGGAAAACCCACCTAAAACACGCCGGCGTTCGCTACCGCGGCCCCAACCAGTGCCGGCACACGTTCATAAGCCAGCTGCTCTCATTGGGAGTGGTGCCGCTTCACTGGATCTCCAACCACGTTGGCCACGCCACGATCACAATGATCCAGCGCCGCTACGGCAAGTGGATTCGCAGCGACGGCCCTGACATTCCAGCGCTCATCGAGAAGCAGTTAGACCTGTAG